GCATCCCGGGTGAAATCTTTAACTGCCCATTCTGACTTAAGCCCCACGACAATAGGTTCTCGACCAATATCAGTAATGAACTGGATGTCGTCTTAAGATTCCCTCCAATTTTTCGTCGTGTTCTTTCCGAACTATTTTCGTTTCCTAAAATATCAAGTCCTTGAATGATGCTCGCTAAAGGCCCCCTGATGTCGTGGCCTAAAATGGAAAACAATCTGTTTTTTAAAAAAAGGTCTTGTTGCAGGGTTTTATTCTGAATCTCAATAATTTGCTTATTATTAGCCAACTCAAGTGTACGATCTGCTATTTTTTGTTCCAGGCTCTGATTAAGAATCTTCAATTCAGTACTTAAGGTTTCGCTCGTTTGGGTTACTAAAGCAAAATGTTTGAAGAAATCGATCGATTGTGCAATAATGAAGAAGATAAAAACATAAGGCAAGATGTAAAAATTCAGGATAAATTGTATCGAATTCGCAACCAGCACATCATGAAGCGTCCCCAGTAACATCAGGACCAAACTCACTATATATATTTTCGAAAGTCGGGATGCTTTTCCTTGAAGATGGAACATTTGTATTGCAAAAAAAACTATTCCCAACCCAAGAAAACCATAAAAAATAAAAATAGTATACGAAAAGACAGAAACCGGCGATAGGAAAAGAAGCAAATAAACAGGTATCAAACCAAAGGATACTCCTTTCAAAACACGATAAATGTTTTTGATAGGAATCAGGTAGTAAAATCCCCAAAGGCCGAACAAGAGACTACTGAATATACTGATATACTCGAGTCGCACCACAAAGTGCCAGGGAATTGATGAAAAATATGCCAGTGTTGCCTGGTTGATGCTCATCCCCCGAAAAAAAACACAAATTATGGTAAGGGCAAAAAATAAAACTGCTTTCTCCTTTTTATAAAAAAAGGAAAATATAATCAGCAAAAATCAAATTGTACAAATTTAAAAATCAAATTGTACAAATTTTTATGTATTTAAAGTAAAACGAACATTCCCACCCGCAAGTAATTTTTGTGTTCCGTCAATATTATTACAATAGATATGAACATTACCTATGTAAAGGGTTATCGACTTAAGCCTAAGATCGATTTGCCTGCTAATTAAATATAAATGATAAAGATCGGATGGGAGACCCAAATTAGCATCACTACTACGCTGGTATGCCGTCATTACAAGCTTATCACTGTCAATTTGAAATTGAATTAAGGACAAACACGGTTGTTGATTACTTGCACTGTCAGTTGTTCCTAAGAAAAGAACATAGTTTTTAGATGCTCGTTTCTCCTTATTAATTTTATCTATTAGCCCAGGTAATTTCTAGAAATATGAAGGGTAAGAGTTTACTAGTATTGGTCCGCAATAATCCCACCAAGTAATACCTTTATCCCTGTACTTTTCAGTCAGGCGTTCGCCCGACTGAAATAGTTCAAGTTCACTGCGTAATTTGTTGCGGGCAATTGTGTGCCCTTCAAAAATATCGAGCAAATCAATTGCCTTAAGCTGCAGATGCTGATTTAGAAGATAAATATTTTCACCCTTTTTGTTTGTTTGTGATTTACCCTCTTTCATTATTTTTGAGAGTAATTGGAGATATTTATTCATCGCTTTTTTTGTAGTGGTACATAATATCTGTATAACCCCCATTGTAACTTGTAGAGACATTTATAACAGATTTTTTAGCGTACTCGAACGGGTTGGCTGTGGCCGAAACGCTGCTGATCCATTCACACAATTCAACAATCTGTGATTTGTTTGATGTGAAATAAAAGTAATTGTTTCCTCTTATTACATGCAATACATCCAAATAATCCTTTAAACGCCAATAACTACTATTGTAGCTCGATGTGTCGGTCGATAGATATGGCGGATCGACCAAAAATACAACATTATTAACGCCGGAATACTTGGAGAAAAGTTGTTTGTAATCGCAACTTACAACGGCTACGCCTTCTAAATAACCGCTTGAATCGTAATCGGACAACCTCACTTTGTTATACATCGTTTCTTTCAGCAGCCCATTGAGCGTAGTAGAATAGTTCATCGAGAACAGTAAATTAGATGAAATCGTGATCCAATCTTTATACCCTTCATTCGATGCATTTATGAGCAAGTCGTTTACCACCTCGCGATATGCCCCTTTGATAGTCTCTTTGCGAGCTAATCCGGATAAGACCAAGCGCAGCTCGCATAAAAGCTTGTTCGTAGCTGGAATAGCTTTTATCCTTTCGAAAAAACCATCATAATCGTTATATATTACATTGGCCTGAGGATAAACCGTTTTTACAGTATGGCTCAGCAACCCCGATCCTCCAAAAAGATCGACATAAACCCCTTCTTCGGGGTATTCTATTAAACATTGTTTAAACGCTTTTACAAAATTCCTTTTTTGCCCCTGGAAAGGCAGGGGCGATGTGCTAAATGTTTTCATTTCTAAATTTATTTATATTTTTGCAGCCTCTCACATAAAATGCGACAACCCGCACACTAAAGACATTAGGTCTCCGGGTATGCGGGTTGTCGCATTTTGTGGGTTAAGAAGGTGAGAGAGCTTAACCCGACCGGGGGCTTTTTTTACAATGTAATCTTAAACGGCGTATACAACAAGCCCTTAGTTATATACTGCCTTTCATTTATAAAATACCTCAAAGTTTGGTTTACACTATCATATAATAGAATTCTGCTTTTTATCGATGCTGCCGGGTAAGTATTAGTTAAAAATGGCGACAAGCTAAGTCTGGTAATGGTATAGCCGGTTTGCTCATAAATGGCCCTGGCAAAATAAAGGTTTTCGAAGTGGTGCCCGCCCCTGGTACCAATAACCCAATCAGGTTCTGAGTTTCCCTCCTGGTCAAAGTCATCTGATTCAAGCCCACCTGATGTTAAAACAGCCCCATAGATACCGGTTTTCCAGTAAATTTCGTCACCTGCTGGGCTTTCACCTATACACTGGTAATTTATCTCATCATCAATTTGCGAGGTGATTTGCGATGCCAGGTAAACCGGATCACTGTACGCGTCGTAATGGTCAGGTGTTGTATTGGCCCAATCCACATTAAGACCCAAACGGTAATGCCCCCAAAGCATCGACCCCAGGTTGTGGCGCAGGTATTGCCAGGCAAATCCAGCGTAAATTTTTCGCACATTGCCGTCACTGTCAACAATATCGAGTTCCTGACCGAATTCGCCGCAATAAACCAAACAGGCGTACTGGTTTGCCTCGATGCGCCAATAGCCGGTAAGGCCGCGGTCGGTGGTGTATTGGCACCATACTGACCACGTGCCGGTATAACGGTACACGGTTACCTGATCAATAGTATCGTCGGTAACAAGCAGGTAAAAAGTATCGCCATAGTGCGAGAAGTCCCTGATGGTGCCGGTAACGCTTGGCAGCGCCAGCCAGGTTAACGAAAGCTGCACGCCCCTGTGAAATTTACAGATATAGGTTTTATCGGAGTTCATAAAATAGAACTCGGGATGTCCGTAATTATTGGTGTCCAATATGCCCGGAAAAAACATCATACGTCGAGGTATAAAACGGTGTACACTATCATTTCGGAGCCCGTAGTGGCGTTAATGCACTTCATTTGTATGTAGTTAGTCTCGGCAGGTTCCGGGTCGAGTGAGCCTACAGCCTTAACGAATTTAGAGCTGAACCCTACAGTATAGGCCCCGCTTACCTTTAAGCCAATGGTTTTTCCAACCACTAAGTTCGAAGCATCAAGTGTAACATCGGCGGCAAGCGTTTTGTATCGCTCGGGTGTTCCTTCCCAATCTATTGTCGATCCGGTAAGCTCCGAGGTTCCACTGAATACGGGCAAATAGCTAAGCCCGTTGATGTATTCGTACACATCTTCAATGTTAGCTTCTGCGGGTATAATCGACACCAGGTAAGCCCTTAATTTTTCAAGTGTGTCGTAATTGGCGTGTACCCCACCGCGCAGCGTACTTATTGCCGAATTTGCCTGGCCTGCATAGCTCGTCTTTTCGCTGTCGCTTACAAAGCGGTAGTTGGCATTTTGAACCACATCGTTAAACCTTGGCGTGCTTCCGTCGGCCTTTATTTCGAGGTATCCACTGCCGCCCTCTGCCGATGTTTCGGCACTGTACGTGTAAGAAACCGGTTTAACTGCTCCATCCAGGTACTGCCTTGTTTCTTCTGTTTTAACGGGCTTTAAATAAACGGGAAATGTCGCGTTTGAAATGCCTGCAAACCGGCACAGCTTGAACCCATCGGCATGGATCAGCCCGACGATCCCTGCAGCTATGGTCGCACCATTGACCACACATCCGGAAAGTATAAACGGTGTATTGTAGTGGCCAAAAAAGCCTTCAATTACCGCGCTGGCTTCGTCCTGTATACTGATCCATTCATCGCCGTACCATTTGCGAACGCCTGTATTTTGAACTAATTTTTTCATATCGTCAATCGTTAATCATCAATCGTTAATCGTTACTATCAAGTACCTTTTTCCGGCCAGCTTGTACTGGTTTACTATCCTGGCTACATCGTTGCTGCTTACCCCAATCGGCAAGTACACGTAAAAGTCAACATCGGTTAATGGGGTAAATTCACCCTTCGAGGCCGACTCGCAGTAATCTGGAATCATGTAGCTTTCACCATCCTCGGTGCTTAGCTGCACCCAAACGCCTAGGTCATTGAAATTCTCTATCCTTATCCTGTCATCCGCCCCTGTAATTGCCCGGTTCAGATAGGTTTGCAGGCTGATCACTTGCCCGGTAACATTCACCCTGTAAAAAATGTCAGCGCGCCATGCCTTGAAGGCTGTGAACAAAGCAATCAACTCGCCAAACGGCCACTTGAATAAAAAGGTGCGTTTGGGCTGCCGCTTATGTTCCGGGAGCATCCGGGTAAGCAAACGTTCAAAATCTATGGTAAGTAGCCTACGCATCGATGTTGATCATTGTAATAGTTGAACCTTCGCTAAAGTTGAAGTAGCCGCTATCAAGCTCCACAACCACATCAACGGCAACAATATCACCCTCTGTTGGGGTAACGGTCATTGAATTCACCTTAACCGACTTTACCCCCGGTACAGTCTGAACCACGGCAACAAAGTCCGACTTATACAGCCTGGCATCGAAACCCATCGCGGTTCTGAAAGCGGCCAGCGCCGTCAATACATCGGCCTGTACCGATGACGGGAGGTACAATGGGTCGTAGTAAACGTTAATATCATAATCAACCACATAGGCGGGCAACGAACGGTATTCAACTGCCGTACCGGCAAATTTAACCGCATCCATGTAGCGCTGAAAATTCAGGTATTCGCCGTCGGTAAGGCTTAGCGGTTCCAGCTCGTTAGTCTCGCTGTTGATCTTAGCCACCTTTATGGTTACGGTTCCGCCTGCCTCGCTAATCGAGGCCCGTTTCACAATTTGTGCTGCATCGTCCACTGTGGCATAACCTACCACCCCCCATTTGTCAACGGTAAGGGTGTGCCCATTTTGGAATGCCAGGGCTTTCTCAGAGTACCATTCCCGGGTTCCTGGCTGCTTGCGGGCAAGCTGGCCCTCCACGTCGGCGCGGAACACATCCATTACCACTTCGAAAAGATATATTGCATAGGCAAATATCTCGACCCAAATCCTCCACTCGGCGGTGGCCGATGTGCTTAGCCCCGGCTGTCGTTCGACAAGCGAAGCGCGTATTTCTGTTAGTGTTCGTGCCATATTACGATACTATTTTTTTGCCATCAAGCTCCTTAAGCACCTTTTTATCCTTAAGCTCGTGCTCATCCCGAATAATTAACCCGGTGCCCGAGCCAGCCGAAGGCAAATCGTCTGCCAAATCGAATTCAACAGAATCTGTAATTAAATACGGGTTATCGTCAATCAGCAGGGGAACTGCCGACGGGTTGCCGTAATGCTGGATGCTTATATCTATCAATGTTTGCATTACGGTGTTGGTTCCATAGTTTTATCTACAACGCCATCGGTTACATCAGCTTCCCATTCGTTGTTAAATATACTACCGGTGCCGGGCAGGTTAAACGATATATTAGCCCCTGTAGTAGCGGAATTCCCAGATATATCACCACTGTTGGAGTTATGCAATATGCCGAGGATAGTGCTTTCATTATTATAAATGTTACCAGCGTTCGAGTTATATGAGATAACACCTGCATTATCATTCATCTCTATAAAGCCAGCGTTCGTGTTGTTTACGATATCATCTGTATTGCTGTTAGAGCCGATAGTTCCTAAATTGCTATTCTTCATAATATTCCCGGCATTCGAATTGTTCGAGATTGCACCGGAGTTTGAATTGTTCGAGATTTCGCCAGTATTCGAATTGTCTGAGATATCACCAGCATTCGAATTGGCAAGTATATGCCCAGCATTTGAGTTGTTCAAGATTGAACCAGCATTTGAGTTATATTCTATGTTGTAGCCAATAATAGAATTGCTGTCAATACAGCCAGATATATTATTGTATTCGATTATGCCAGCTTCGTTGTTTGAAATCTCCTCAACTACATTACTACTAATTACTTCGGCTTTATTGTACTTAATTCCGTATGGACATATATTGTCAAATATCATTGCAACAATATTCCCTGTAATTGAACTGGAACGGATGTAATTACTACTTATTCCATTGCTATTATTATTGAATAGCGCTTTGCATTTATTATTACTAAATAAACCAGGGAATTGTATAAACTGATTCCAATCACAATAATCAACTACCTGTTTTAAAAAAATACTATCATCCTTAGTATCTCCTAACTCATTGTCAAAGACATCGAATTGCTTAACAATCCAATCGTTTTTGAAATCATAAACGATACCAAAAAGATGCTCCCTATATTCATCATCTGAAAAATCGCTCTTTGAAACCAACTCCCAGTTTACATCGTCAAGGGTGATATCACTCCAATCAACAGCCGGCGCACCAACTGCACCGGTTAAATTTTTCCAAACATGGCCTCCCCAAATTACTAAGTCGCCAATTGCAGGCTCAAGTGCATCTTGCCAAATGCCCAACCATCCGTTACCTGTCTCATAAGTTGCGGGGCACAACATGATCCTGGTGCCCTGCTGCGAAAATGCCGATGTGCTTATTGCTGGTAGAAATATTCCACGGTCTCCGCGATCGGTAATCTTATAAAGTGAGCCTGGCACAAGTTCTTCAGCTGCCATTGCTGCTACGGCTTGCGCGTAAGTAAGTTCTAGGGCAAGTTTTTCCAATCCCGCCAATTTTTGTTTTTCTTCTTTGGTGTAATCTTCAGTACTTAGCCCCTTACCGGTCACTTTATCAACCTTCGAGGCCAGCGACTGCGAATTTGCCAGTATCGCCGCCGCGTGGTCGGTTTTGGTTTGGTTTTGTTCGGTAATGGCGGCATTTGCGCCGCTAACTATTGAGTTCAATTCGCCGGCGGTTAATGAATCGCCCGCCTGTTTTATTGCTACATTTATTGTACTTGCCATTTTTTTTATTTTAAGTTATTGTAATTCAATTGGTAATTGTGCAGGGAAAGTATAAGCATCTTTTGCCAGCACAATAGGAAAAATATACGGGAAACCCGTCTGATAGGCACTTGCAAAGTGCGGCACAACCGGGTATACATCGTAATAAGCATCAACCACCAGCTGGCCGTCGGCCCCAATCTTCACGCTGTTAACCGTCATCCCATCCTGGATAAATTTCCGGCGCACCATCCGGAGCATTGCCTCCGGCGTTTCGTCGTTAATAAAATCGTGAACCCCGGCACCGGCGGTTGGCGCATGCTTAAGCTCGCCCATGCTGGCAAACAGCAGGTCGCGCTGGTGCGCTACCGTGCTTTCCACATAGTGTATGTCGCCCCCCGTAAGGTCAATGTCGCCGTTGGTATCTTGTCTGAAATCTAACATACAAACCCCCCACCCCCTAAAGGGGGCTTAAAAATTCTACGTTATTTTTACTGTCGTTCATTGCTTTGTCTTTTCAAATATGCACCGCCTAATAGTCCCCTTTAGGGGATATAGGGGTAGTTTTACGAAATTGTCCCCGGTCCGCTGCCCGTTCCGGTAATCGTGCCCGGTCCGGCTGGCGTGGCACACACGCCAGTTACCGTTGTATTTACCGTAATGGTTGCGCTTTTTATGTACGCATCAACCCTGGTGGCAATTGCCTCGGCCACTTTGGCCGCTGCATCGTCGCTGCCAAGGTTTATCCCTTTAAAATCGGCCTCCAATTGTGCCTTTAATGCTGCTGATACTAATGCCATATCGTTTTTATCGTTGTTGTGGCGGCACTGTGTGGCCGCCTCTAATGTTTAATCAGTTCGTCTTTTATACTATCAACCGTGGTGACCGGATGTATGGGCTGCGCCGCCCAACTGGCAACCGCCCCCTTCAGTACGGCCCCGCCGTCCATTGGTGCGGGTACCCAGGTTGTAAAAACCTGCTTTAAGCTGTTGATCTCGCCCTCTATCGCGCTGATCTTGTCAACCAGCTTGTTGATGTCCGTGGCGAAGCTTCCTTTACCACCATCATTAAATGTGATCGCCTCCTCCGTAATTTCAATCGATCGTTCCTTCATCCGTAGGAAGATCTTCTCCATATCGAAGGTGATCTCCATATCCTCGGTGTACGAGAATAGTATTTTATCTATTTCACTAAAAAGTTGAACGTAAAGTTGGTCGCTGCCGCCAATTCGGCCTACCAACACAACGCTTTCGAGCTTGGGGATAAAGCAGAAACCCTTCAATTCGCCATCAATAACCGCCCGCAGCCTTACTTCAGAGTATTGGATGTCGGTATCGGTCTCCACGGTACAGAAAAATTCTGTTTCATCAACCTCCTTCACCGTTGCCAGGAATACCTGTTCGCTGCCCGCGGACATCTCCCTTAACTTGCGCCTTATTTCATCTGCTCTGCTCGACATTTCATTTTTTCCAATGACAAATGACTATTTTCTTTTTAACTACACCTTTATACCTAACTCCACAATTCGCCTACCCCCACTCCTGCCAAACTTCACCTCTGTACTTTCAATGTAATAATTACCGCTTCGCTGATTATACGTAGGGTCGGTAATGGCAGCAACCATACCCGGCTCGGCAAACGGTGCCAGGAACGTTTCAATCTTTCCCCTGTACCCGTCGAAACTGTACCTTTTAAGCTCCGCCTCGGCTAATGTTTTAAGCTGGTTGGTATCTTTCACATCGTAGAAGTACAAAGTTTTCGATTCTCCACCATCGGTCCCCACCGTGGCTTCGAGCTTTGCCCCGTTGCGGTCGTAACTCTTTGCTTCAACTTTCAGCTTGTAATCATCGGCACGGTAAAACTTCAGGTCATCGTCTTTTATCACATTGGCCCGCAGCTCATATTTCACCGTGTCACCCTTCACTTCGTAAGCTTTCCCGGCATACAACTTCCCGGTAATATCAAAATTGCAGGTTAAGCCGTAGTCGCCTTTAAGCTTCTCTATTACCCATGCGCCCGTTTTGTTATCTACAATTGTGTTTTTTAAGCTCAGGTCAATTGATTGTGGGTGTACCGTTGCCCCCGATCCTGATAGAACATCGTTTAACAACAGCTTAACCGTTGTTTGGGCATAGCTTTTCTTTAGTGTCGAACGCCTCAGTTTCCAGTACCAATCCTCGCACTCAATTTCGAGCGGCACGGTGTAATTTAACCTCTTTACAAAACCTTCAAATTCTGTTTTCAAAGAACCATCGTAACCCAGTTTTATGGTCACCTTATCATCTACCGAAATTTGCCTGGCAGTTTCGATATATGTTTTTTCTCCACCTTTTTGCTTAAGCACAGCCGTAACCGGCACCTTGATCACCGCCGTTGCGTTTGCCTCGTGGGTGCTGCGCTTAATGGTCACGTCTTGAACCGAAGTGAACGAAACCGCCCCAATGGTGATCTTACAACCTTCTATGAGCGATACAATCATAGCTCTAATTCAAAGGGTGAATCACTAACCAGCGTCATATTGAACGCCTGCATATCTTCCTGGGCTTCCATGCTAATAGGTTCGAGCGTTTTTATCACAACCGAATCATCTTCCTTCAGGAAATAATCCGTCAGGGCGCAGCTCATTTTGATTGATTCATGAATTTCCCAAAGCCTGACAAGTTCCTGCATTTCCTGCTCCGGATAGTCGCCATTTGCATTCTCTAGTACTGCTATCAGTTTAATGTCGTAATCTTCCATATTGATCAGCTCCTTAACGCTTCCTTTGCGGCCAACCATAGGGGTTTCAACTATTGTTTTTTTGCCGGAGATGGAAACTACCGCTTCATCGAAGTTCCAGGTCTTACCTTTGTGCGAAAAGCTAACCGGCATAAAATACCATATACCGCCTTTAAGTTTACGGAGCGGTGCCCCGGTTACTCCCTGCGTAGCCCTTTCGGGGCCTTCGCCCTTATCGTACCCGCCTGTGGGCATCCCGGTTTTACGCAAGCCCGAAACCACCGAGGCCGGCACAAAAGGCATAGCCTGGTACCCCTTAACCGTGCGCAATATGTCGAACACTATCCCTGCCATATTTTCTAATGACTAATGACTTCTTTTTACACATTCAGTATTTCCGCCAGCGCCTTCTCCACCTCGTCCCTCACATTCTCCGCAACATCTTTCCCTGCCTGGGTACCGGTGGCGTGCACATGTATCTCAATCTTGTCGGTAAACCGGTCCATACGCACCGTTTTTCCCTGGTTGGTGTTGTGGGTGGTGGCAACCCGGTTAACCACGTCGGTTTTCCCATTTATCTCGGTCGAGCTTATAGAGCTGTTATCGTAATTGTTTGCAATATTTTCGGTTGTGGCAAACAGGTTGTTCTCGTTGCTCGTGTTATTTTCGTATAAAGCGTTCCCCACTGCATTCGCTGTTGGGGCGTTTATCTTTTCAACCGTCTCAACCGCCGGGCTTATTTTTTCCTGTAATGGGGCCAGGGAATTTGTATCGGTTCCCTGTCCAACGCTTAGGGCAACGGGGAGGGCTGCCACCGCGGCCATTTTACGCATCGACCCCGCGATTTCTTCCACCCGGGCCATAATACTTTTTACGGGCTTTTCAGTGGGGCTTTCATTCTCCCGGGTATTGTTTTGCTCCATAGCAGGGTCGGCCCCCAATCCAAGCTTGTTCTGTATGGCCGTGTATGCGTTTGTTTGGTTGTAATTCTGGGGTATACCCAACGACAAACCATTGTCGCCGCCCCCTTTTGTGTCGCCTTTTTTCTCTTTGCCGCCTTTTACGTTGTCATCGGCCAATTGAACAGGGTTCAGGTTAATCGAAGGCGCATCGCCTTCAAGCCCGGCCATTAGGTCGCCAATGCCGGCACCTTGCTCTGTTTTTTTTCGCGCTTTTTCATCCCGGAAGTGTTGCTTGCCTTTTTCTTCATTTTGCGCAAATTCTTCGTTCACGTCTTTATATTCCTCGCCCTTGAAAAGCTTGCCCCAAATTTTCTTTATAGGCTCAATAAGCTTACCCAGTCGCTGGGCTATTTTTTCAAAAACCGCTTTTATGGGTTGCCAAACCTTTTCCTCCATCCATGCGCCCAAATCGGGAAACAATTTAAACAATAGGGTAAATGGCCAAAAAAGTATTTTTGCGCCAAGTACGAACAGGCTTTTCATGAAATCCCAAAATGAGGTGAACCGTAGCCCAACCCGTTCAAGAATACCACCAATCCACCCCCATATACCGCTAAATGTTTCACCAAGCCAGTTTAAGCCCGAAACAATACCATTCCAAACCATGCCGAAAAAGTTGCCTAGTGGTGCCAATACCGAATCCTTAAACCAGGTAATTATACCACCCATCCACTCAAAAACGGGTTTGATCATGTTTTCCCACACAATACCGAAGAATACCCCAATGTTGTGGAATATGGCCTTTACCGCTCCCCAAAGTCCAAACAAAAAGCCCCTGAATTTTTCGCTCCTGTTCCATAATAGGGTAAAAAGGGCAATAAGCGCACCAATAGCCGCAGCGATCCACCCTATTATCGGCACACTGTATATGGCTTTGCCCAGTGCGCGTATCCCGTTACCGAACAAACGCGCCGCCACGCCGGCGGCACCCATGCCTACAGCCATTAAACCCGTGGCCAGCGAGTTCCCAACCATTGCCCCCCTNNATTACGGCTCCGCCAATAACGGCTGCACCGTTATAAATCCATTGGGCTGCAGCCGAAACTTTCAAAGCCCCGGCTTTAATTTTTTCCCATATCACGAACTTTTTAGAAGCAATGGTAACGCCATCCTGGGCGTATGCAGTTAACCAAAGTTTGGCCTTTAACCAATCGTAAAGCGAAACCATACCCGTTAGCATCGGGAATAATTGAGCCACACCACTTAGGCTCTGTGCTATTGCCGATACATAACTGAGCATTGGTTTGGTGGCCTCGAAAATCGAAATCTTTATATTATCGAACAACGCCGTTAGTTTGGCCATTTTATGGCTCACTGTGTCGGTGGTAATGGCGGCCTGTTCGTAGGCCACGTTTGTGTTTGTAACCCGTTGGGTCATTTCTTCAACAGTGGCGGCGTTGGCGGCCAAAAATTGAGCCGCCGCGATGTTTTCCGCCCCAAAAACCTTGGCCATGTAAGCCGCATCGCCCATTTTGGGGGCAAGCCCGGCCAGCGCATCTCTTAGTTTGGTTACTTTAAAATCAACGCCCAGGTCGGTCTGCATTTTTAGCAGCACGTTCCGCAGGGCGGTTCCTGCCTCGGCCCCCTTCAGGTTCATCTTACTCAGGGTTTCCAGGGCACCGGCAGTGCCTTCTACACTAAGCCCGGCAGCATTGGCGCTGGCGCCAACCACTTTAAAGCTTTGGGCAAGTTCGGGTATTTCGGCAGCGCCGTATTTACTTCCAGCCGCCAGAACATTGATGATCCTGTTGGCCTGATCGGCTTCAAGGCCAAACTGGTTAATGGTTCCCGCCATACTATTGGCAGCATCGGCAAGCTCCATGCCACTGGCCTGGGCTAGTACTATGGTTTCTTTTTGTAAGTTGTTCAGCCCGTCAATCCCGATTTTTGAAACATCTATTTGCGATGCCAATAGTTTATAGGCTTCAACTGCCCCGCCGGCGCCAAGCCCGCTTTCAATACCAACCTTTCGGGCTGTTTGTCCAAGCCCCTCAAGGTCTTTGCCCACAATACCCGTTATGGCGCTCAAATCGGCCATTTTCTTTTCAAATTCCAAACCCGGGGCAGTCATGTTTTGAAGGCTTTCGGCTGCCCGGCCAAACAATTCCGATATTTGGTTGAACCTCCAGCCCTGTTCAATAAAACGCTCAAATCCGGTTTGTGCCTTTCTGCTGGCCGGCTCAAGCGAACCTACCCGCCTTTCCAGCACGGAGATATTCTTGTCGTATTCCCTAATTTTTTCGATATCGCCAATGTCAACAAGGTCGCGTTCGCTGCGCAACAGGTCGAGCCTTTGTTTTAAACCCCCGAGCGTGTTGCCAAAATCACTGGTATGCTGGTTCAACGAATCGGCTTTAGCTTGCAGCGCCGCGAACCTTGCAGCAGTATCTGCGGTTACACCGCTTATCTTCTGCATGGTGCCGCTCATTTTGTCCTGAAGCGTTAAAACATATTCGTAAACTCCTGCCATTGTTTTTTAAATAGGGTTTTTATAACTTAGCAACATGAAAAAACTGATCGATATATTATCCCTTATATACATTTTCGGCACATTGGTGTTCTCGATCGCCGTAGCCGTTCCACACGGTTTTTGGGCGGTGGTTGCAGGCGTTCTTCTTATGTGGCCAACTTTTTTAATTGGCTGGGTGCTTGTGTATGCCGGAATAACCGGTACGGGCACCAAAAACTAATCTTTTGGGGTTATTGTCTTTGCCAGCCACTCCACATCTTTTACCATCATGGCCCAATCTTCGTCGCTTAACGCATCCGGGTTGATTTTAAAATAATACCTGAGCATCGCGTTGCATTGTCTCAGGTAGTCGTTGTCTGGCCCCCGGGTGGCCTCTAACAGTTTTTTAGGCTCGCGCTCTTAATCCTGATAAGGTCGCCAAGAACCCCGTTTGCCGCCAGGAAAAGTTCATCCTCGTCCTTTATGCGTTCATCGCCACCAAGCCAGCAGTTCTTGAGGATGATTTCACCAAACTTGATCGGGTCCTTGCCCCCTAACGATGTGGCCATGCTGATCACCTTCCGGCTGGGCGTTTTAAGATATGCGGTCACACCTTCCGTCTTTACCGTTTTATCCTTTAGCTCGGCAGCATGGTCGTTTGCCATGTCCTCGTCATCGAAGCTTTGCCCGTCGCTGGTGATGTACCTCTCCGGTATTTCAAGCACGTGCACCTTGCCATACTCTTTTTTCCACTTCTCAATTTGCTCGGGGGTTGGGTTTGTAATGTTTTCTTGCATTTTAAACAGATTTTAAAAGTCGATTTACTCTTTTTTATTTACCGGCCAATTCCCCGCCACCCTAATGCCAGGCAGCGGGGCAATCAACCAATAAAATCTAACTAAAAATGAACGATTGTACGGGCTGCCCTTCGTGGCCGCCATTTTTGGGGCTGCCCTTCGTGGCCGCCTTATTTTACACCTTCTGAATATCCAGGCAGATAAACGGAAGCTCAATTTCCATGCTCGAATCGCCCTGTTTCCAGCCTTCTTCAAACTCGGTAAACTCGGCAAATTTGGCCACCTTAGTGAACAAAACACCAGTTTCCTGGTCGCCGTAGCTGAACACGATGTCGATGTTGCGCAAATCCAGTGGGGTAGCGTTGGGGCTGGCAGCACACAGGGCAATAAGCTCGCTTTGCAGCACCGTCACCGATCCTTCGTACTTCTTGTTCCCACGCTTAAAGCCAACAGGCTTCACCCCCTTGGCATAGCGGTGCTCCTTGCTCTGGCTTTCCTTGTACTTAATAGCCGTAAGCCCGGCTATGTTCTTGCCCAGGAGTACCACGTTCATGTCGCCCCAGGCGTATTCCTCGTTATTTACTACTACTGCCATGTTATGCGCTTAATGCAGGGTTCGAAAACCCAAGGTTAACTTCAATGGTTTTGGTATACCCAACGGGTACAATCGAAAGCTTCACAACCAGTTTACCGGTCGAAAGTATGTTTTGCTTGGGGTCAATATAGGCGCTCATTCCGCTAATTTCACCTCCCGAGGTCATCAGGCTGTTTACCGCGTTGGTAATCTTGCCCTCGAAATACTTCACCACTCCGGGGTCAAGGGTACCCTTGTCGGGGTCAATCTGTACCTCGTCCATTATTTCGGTAATGTAGGTATCGTAAGCAATCAACATTGCCTTGTCTATAACCCTGCGGTTCACTATCGTCGAATAATCATCGTCGGCGCTTGCACAAGTATTGTCAACGCCCCAGTATACTCCTTTTCGTTGTGGATATGTAGTCATTACAATCCAGCCCTTGGTGTCAAGGGCGTCAGCCACACCTCGGGAAACTTTTGTGCCGTCGCTGAAATATCCGGCTACAACAGGAATAGCGCCTGTCATCACCCGTCCGGGCTTACGCATTACCGGGTCGGCAGCCAGGCGGCCCAGTAGCAGCCCAACGGCTGCGCTTTTTGCAAAGCTTGGTGCCGTGGCCGAACCCCCACCGCATATTACAGCGGCCACGCGGTTAAAACCAAGCCCTTTAAGGTCCTCTATATCGCCGGTGTCGCCCTGGTAATCCCTGCCCTCTACAATGCCAACAAAAGGCTCCATTTTCGAAGCCTGGCTGTCGGCCAAAGCTTCGAGCTTGGTTAAGGCGGCAATCACATCATCATCGATCCCGGCCACAACAGTGGCTTCGTACAAGGCGTCGGGTACGCGGGTAACGCCAAGCAACCTCACCGAACCGCCCGAGGCATCAATCAGTGCTTTAGCATAAGCGTTGTCGCTGGCAGCGTCGCAAATGTCCTCCATGGTTTCGGTTTTGGCTACCATCATTACCCACAGTTCGGCGCCATCGCCGGCCACGGTATAAAAGTCGGCCACCTGCTGGAAGGCATTGGTGGTATTGTCGGTGTCGTACTTGGCTGTTAGGCCTGCATCCTTCACCTCGTCGATACTAAAGAACTGCTTGGCAGTTCCCAGGGGCCACCCCACCGATGGTGCGGCAACCCCGCTCACGATCAGACCGGCCACACCATCGCGGGTAGCTTCAACGCCTCCCAGGCCGCCGTTCTGAATGTTGATAATTACTTCTGGTAGGCTCATTTCCTATTTCGTTTTTACTTTGGCATAATACAAAGCCGCTTGCACCGCGGCGTTAAAGTTGGCGGCAATCCAAATGGCCTCCATATCATCGTCAAGGCACTTNNCGGCAAGCATACCGCTGTAATCGCCCTGGATGAAGCAGGAGATCATAGCTTCCACCTCGTCGATGTACTGTGTCGGGATTTTTTCACCAAACTTTTCATTCAGGTAATCGAAGCCGCTATTGAATAAATAACCATCGGCCATCTCGGCAATGGCACCAATAGCCTTGTTCTTGATTATTTTGGTGAAGTCAAGCAGGGAGTCCATTTTTTGGGCCATCCCTTTTATCAATTCTTTCTTAATCATTTCTATTTGATTTTTTTTATGATGCAAATCGTGTAATTGTTTTGCCCACCCATGTTAAGAGTGCGCTCGCAACCGTCACCCATGGCGACGCTGTAATAGCGCTTACGGCAGTAACAACAGTGCCCAGGTGGAAAATCGTGTCCCCAATTTTCACCCATTTATCGGGCGTGGGCTTCCGGTAATTTTCAACTGCCCTCCTTGGCGCATCGGCCAGCATCTTAAGGGCGTTGTTCATCAGCGAATCGGCTTTTTCTTTGTTCCTGTCCATAACTTTTTTAACTTATCAATACGTATCGTTATCCGTACCTGTTTTAAACCGAGGCCGGCAATCATGGCCTTCCCCGATTCTATTTTTTTATACCTCTCGTGTTCAAACCCGGTTGAGCCATCCATATAGGAAGGTTTCCTGTATTGGGTTGGCGCGGCAAATTTCCACATAGCGGCACAATTGCAGCCCGTTCATTACCTTCAGTAAGGTCTGTGTATTTCGTTCAGCCGATCTTCCCGGAAGCCGGTCGGTAAGCATGTATGCTTTAAAGGCTTCAATGGTCAAATTCCCAATACTACCGTCATCGGCAATGTCCTGGTATAGCCTGCCATTGTTGTTAAGCAGGTTCAGTGCCTGTTGTAAGTACCGGGCCGCTGTATATGCGCCCTGGTTTACCGCGGTATCGAAAACCTCGGCGGCTATTGCCTGGCTTAGTTCATCAAGCCGTAGTTTGTTCCAAAACTCGGTTAAATAGAACCGTTCAACCAATCCTTGCAGACCAGTATCACAGTCCAGCCGCTTTTCAAGCTCCTTTCCGGTAACTTCTTTCTTATGGGCATCAATCAACGGCCATCCTTCCCACTCCGCGAAGTTGCGGCGGCTTATCCCCTTGTAGGTTTCACCGCCACGGTCGTTGGGGTCGAACGAGTAACCGCCCTCCACACCTATGGTATAGTCGTATGCTGGTTTAAACTGCGCCATTATCAGCACTTTTTTTCCCTCGCTTGCGGTTGTAGCGTACCGGGGCTTTGGGCATAGTGGTTTCCCCATATTGTCCCGCAACATCAACGCCTGGCTCCTCCGCTTCCCTGGTGTGGGTTTCCATTACAAGGCCAAACATATCGGCATATTGTGCTGCGGCCAACGGGTCGGTAAACACAACCCCCGCCACCGAGTACAATTTGCTGGCCGATGGCCGTTTTTCGAAATATCGTTCAATGCTGTTCCTTGTCATTATTTAGTCGATTATCGAGGAAATCAATTGGGTTAAGATGGCTGCCACAGCGCCGAATATTGCCCCCCACATCATTACCCGGCTTTCAACAACGGCGAGCCTTACCTCGTGCCTGTCAACCTTGCAGTTCACCTCCTTCATGTCGCTGGCCAGTTCCTCCACCTTACGGTAAGTCACTATCAGCAGTTCCTTTTGGCTTAGTTTCTGAAGGTCGATGTTGTTATTGTTTTCTCCCACGGTAATTACTTTTTTGATTTTAAAAACCGGGGCTTTCAGGCCGAATCAACGCGATTGCCCCGGTTTTGCTTATGGTCTCTGAAAAAGGCAAAAAAGGTATCTGTATCAGTATTCGGTACTTTTCCCGATCATCACGAATTTCCCCGCGGTAGTTGTGAGAAATGCGTAAACTTTCGATTTATTGGCGGCAATACTATCCTTTGTTGGAACACCCTCGAAGCCGGTTTTAAAGTACAAGTAACGCTTACTTGCATCGCCGGTAAACTTGAAATATACAAGGTTCAGCGGAACGCTCCTCGTGGTATCCACAAAAAAGTACAGGTTGGTATCAACGGGGCATACATAGGCCGAAGCCGAGTATTTGGGCACTATTGTCACCGAGTCGTTGGTTGGCGACAGCGTGTACAGGCCTTTCGATCCGTACATGGTCGCCCTTTCCAGTTTTTGGGCTTCCGCGGTTGCCATCAGCAACATGAAGGCCATCAATAATAGAATAAATTTTTTCATTGTTTTTGAATTACCCCCCAA